TGTTGATCGGAAACCAGAGTCCTTTGCTTCACGGAAACTTGATGATGTAATCGTGGAGGCTTTGCGGGCTGGTTTCAAACGAATCTTGGTGATACATCCCCACACCAAGGCTGTCAAGAGTTTGGCAGTCAAGTATAAGGATAATGGGTTTCATGCGTTACATTCTGGGAAAAGGGAAATTCCTGAATCAGGGCACGTGGTTGCGACTGCTATTGCAGATGCGGGGCTCACTCTCCCGGGTTGTGATCTTGTCATTGATAGTGGACTGCGTGTAGTAAATGATCAAGGGCAAACCATGACGAAAGATATTGATAAAGCAACCAGTTTGCAACGTCGTGGGCGCACAGGACGCACAAATCCAGGCGAGTATTGGTTGATAGGGAAAATCGTCGATATTGATTATGTCCCTTCGCCGGATGTTGCATGTGTTTTGGCTGGTGGGCCAATGGCTAAGCATTTTAAAACACGTGTTGACTTGATGGAAGCTGAAACAATGATGGTCCCTGGCGATAAGTATGGCCATTGTAAACCAATTCATGATCAACGGTTGCGCACAAGTCATGCGTTTTATAGCAAGTTGCTTCACTTGAATCGGTATGATGAATCGAAGGCGTGCAAGATCTATCAGTCAGTTCTTAACGGGAATTGTAAAGATGACAATGCGCTTGAGTTCCTCTTGGGGTCTTGTGAAGTGATGAAATTGGCTCCGATTGCTATGGTGTTGCACGAATGGTGTGACAATCCCGTACTGTACATCGAGACGATGACGTCTGATGATTGTGGGTTGTCCCTCTCAGATATGACGTCGTGTCAAACCCAATTGGCCATTAGAAATAATGTGCTGGGGTTTGACTAGTTTCAGGAGTGGCGTAAGGCTGCCTTAATTGCCTTGATAATGTAGAAGACCACTGTAAGTGTCTTGCCTCGAAAACATTTGAATTCTGAGCCCATAATCTGGTGTGAACCAGACTGGACTTGGTTTAACAGTTGCGCCGTAAGCCTGATTTGTTCAGGACGTGCAAGGTCCAAATGATTTGTTGGAGTTGCCAATATAAAACAACCGCTGGTTGGAGATCGCGATAGAATCTCCTTTGTGGTGGAAGACTACCCAAAATGTCTTAAATGCCGGGTACGAATCTGGGAAGAG